TTGATGCAGGAATATATTTATCTTCTTCATTCCATTTCATAATCATTAAGCATACATTTTCAATAATTCCGTCATTGACTTCCTCATTAAGTATAATTTTTCGTTCCTGAAGATGATCTTTTATAATTTCTGTATACAGATCATCGTCACCTTTAAATAATTCAACAATATCCATTCCTTGTTCTCCTATAATCCAATTACCATATCTTTTGTTGAAGCAATTACTTTAAAAGTTTTGTTTTCTTTTGATATGGACTCTTTTAGATCTTCTTTTAAGCTGTTTTTAGCAACAATAGATCCGTGAACTAACACTAATTTTTCTGTATTAATTTTAGATCCATATGTAAGCAATTCATTTCTATTTGCATGAGATGAAAAAGTTCCTAATGATATACAATCCGCTTTATTTTCAACTTTGTCGCCACTGATTTTTATAAATTTATTTTCTTTATAATTTTTAATTCGGTATGATAAATATGAATTGTCGGATCCAGTATAACCGCTAAATATTACCATACTGTTTTCATCATTAAGATACTCATGTAGATAAGACAGGATCCTACCATTCGTACAAAATCCAGAACTGCTTAATATAATCTTAGGGTTATGAGATTTTACGCAAGCAAGAGAATCTTCTTTTTCTTTTATAAATTTTACATTCTCCCAAGATTTTACTTTATTCCATAAGTCCAAGTCTTCATCAAATAGAAGATTAGAATACATATCACAAATATCACATGATAAAATAGAATCAACTATTATGTCATATTGAAAAGTGGTATTATGATATATATTATATAAATTTGTTAATATTTC